CTATCTAGCACCCGCAGCCTCCTCGTCGAGGCTTTCGTAAAGCTTGGCCGGGAGGCGCGTCACGGCTGTCGATTTCAGTAGCCTCAGGATGTCTGCGCGCAAGTGCTCTGTGTCCCATGTGGCGATGTCCCGGACCGGATAGGCCAGAGAGGCTGAGAAGCGGATCACGCCCTCGGCCGGGACAAGCTGCCCCAGGTTTGGCCGCTGCCGCAGGAAGAGGGCGCGCAAGGTCTGTTCTGTAAATGCACCCAGGAAGAGGATCCTACTAAACTGCCCCATGATCGCGGATATGAGGAGCGTCCACCAGAATCCTTCCTTTTTCCAGTCGGGCTCGTCGCCTGTGGTCGCCTTATAAAGTGACGTGATCGCCGTCATGGCCGCTGGGATCAAGACATGATTGATAAAGGCTGCGCGCATGAAGTGGTCGCGGGCCTCTTTGATGTTCGCCTCAGGGCCCTTGTGTGCGACCAGGTCGCGCCATTCGCGCAAGGCAGCCATTTCATATTGCATCTGCTGCAGCGGCGACGTGGCGAACTGTGTCAGCATCTTCCCCAGGATCCCGTGTTCGCGCGTGAGCGCCATGGTGTTTTCGGTCCGGCCGGATTGCTGGGTCTCCTCGATCATCGAGAAGGTCTCGGAGATCGCCCGGCGGTCTGCCTCTTCCTCGCTCATGCCTTTGTCGATCATGGAGGCCTTAAGGTCGCGGTAGACGGCTTGGCCGATCCACGCGCTGATAATCCAGTCTGTTTTTCTGTTGGCCCATAGCCCCCAGTCCCCAAAGAACTTTTTGAAAGCTGAGTCGCCCGGATCCTCGTAGGCTCCCTTGGTGGCGATATCCATCCCCGAGGAGGGCCCGGTCCCGTACCGGACGCGATACTCCTCGCTGTTGCGCAGCCTGCTGACCGCATCCTTGTCGACCGGGCTCGCCATGATCGCCAAAAGCTTCTTGAATCCGATCTTGTTTGCAAAGGCCGGGAGGGATGCCGCCTGTTTGGCTGCGGATTGGATATTCCATCCAAGCCCGATATAGGTTGTAACGCGCATGGCCAGGGCCGCCGCCGCTGTCTGTGCGTCGCTCTGCGCTCTGGGCTTGCCGCCGTTAAGGGTTTGCTCGATCTGCCTTAGGATCGTGGCCAGGGTGGCCTCCCCGTGAAAACGCCGGATCGCGTCCTGCAGGCTCTGATTAATCAGGACCTCGCGCAAGACAAGGCCCCGCTCGGAAAACGCCATGAGCAGCGCGGTCTCCCTAGATCGGTCTTCAAAGACATCGAGGATCGAGGCCGTCTCGTCAAAGTCGAGCGTGTTTTTCACGCGACGGCTAAAGACGCCGGCTAACGGCTGCCAGGCATTTTCGCCGACGTGCATGGCCCTGGTCTTCTGTAGTAGCATTTTAACAGGATGGTAGAACGGATCCGGGCTGTCGATCCCGCGCCCGGCAATCCGGTCCGTCACGACTGATATCACGCCGCGCTTGTCTGTGTAGAACGAGCGCCGCAGCCATTCGACAAGCTGGGCGTCCTCGTTGGTGAACGTCCTTTGTGTTGCGCCGTCCGCCGTGGCGTGGACGTGCGAGCGTATAAGGTCGGCCTGTTCCTGCCGTCCGTGCTTCTCGATGTTCTGGCTATAGCTCGCCGTCTGCTCCAGGGAAACAAGTAGCTGTAGCATCTGGCCGTATGTCATAGCCCCTTGGTGGCCTTGCAAGCTGATCTGGGCGGATAACTCATACGGGATCCGCTCGTCCATCCTGCGCAAGTAGGCCCGGATCCGCTTCCGGTCCGGCTTGCCGTCCGGACTCCGGAAGATCTCCCCGAGGGCCCTGTTTAAAGCGGCCTCGTCTTCCTGCCTCGCGATCGCATAATCGGTGTTGCCTCTTGCCAGGAGATCCATAATGTCTGCGATGGCTGCGCGCCCCGCCTCGCGTTTGCTGGGCTCGGCGTAGCGTGTCAGGAAATCAAGCCGTAGCCTGAGCATCCCGGTCAAGCTGTCGGCCAGCGCGCCCGCTGCGGTCGCCTCCGCCTTCGGATCGTCGGGGTTCCGTGCGATCGCTGCTGCCAGCGGATCGCGTATGGATTTGACCAGGTCGTCATAAGCCTGCCATCTTTCGCGCAAGGCGACGGCCTCCTGGGCGAACGCGTCGAGGGCCTTCCCTGAGAGATCCAGGATCTCGCCGGGCAACATGTCCACCATGCCGCCATAACGCTCTAATAGCGCCATCTGTCGATATGCCTTCCGGAGGGGCATGTCGTCGCCCGTCTCGGAAAGCGGGTTCCCGTCCATGTCGTGGAGTCCGGCGCGCTCGTGGATGATGGCCTCAAGCCGATCACGTTCGCGCTGCAGCGCGGATGTGTCGCCCTCCAGGTGGTGCTCGGAAAGCTCGCAAATGCGCATGACATAGCGGGCATCCTCCTCGATGGCTCCGGTGAGCGCGCGCCCGAGATCAACGTCAAGCTCCTCAAACCTTTCGCCTTTAATGAACTGCCGCTTGATTTCGGCTCTGAATTTTTTAACCAGGGATTTACGCTCTTCGCGTACCGCGTAGCGGTTTAACAGTCCAAAAATGTAGGCTGTCCGGCGTTCAACCTGGTTGGCTGAAAGCCCGGGCGACAAGTTGCTGATCCAGGATAGCACAACCTCCCGCTTGTAGCCAGGTTCGAGCAGCTTCCGCGCAAGATCGGAAAGCTGCCGCTCAGCCGTCTTCCTGTAAAACTCGATAGCGACGCGGTCGTTTGCCGGATCCTGCCTCCGGTTCGGGTTCTCTTTTGTGAAGCGGTCGAACGCCCACACGCGCAATAAGGCGGCGGCGGCCCAGCGGTCCGCAAAGTTGATCGGATCCCCTGGGGTGTCCTCCTCCTGTTGCTGACGTTTCGGGGCCTTGCCCCCTGACGCTCCGTCACCCCCTGCGCCTTCGTTGCCGTTGGCGGCCTGAGCGAGTTGCTTGTCGGCTGCTCGCTTTTTCTGCTCTTCTTCTTTCCGGCTGTTGCGGGCCCCGCGCTTGGTCGCCGCCTCGAGAAACGCCTGGACCCGCTCCTCGCGTTCTTTGCGCTTGCGGCGGATCTCGGCGCGCTGCTTGTCGCTGAGGTCGGGCGCGTTCTCGTCGGTCTCCGGATTGGAGGGATCCTCCCAAGTTCCCTTGGCGTCGGCCTCTCCGGATCCGGCGGCCGTGGGCTCTTCGGGATCCTGGGGCTGGAACTTCTGCGGATCCGCTGCCAGGATCGACGCGGCAATGTCGATGCCTGTGTCTGTTTTAAGGTCGGCGTAGTCGGCTGCGGTCATCAGCTGGATGGTCTTCCGGACATTCTCCTCTGTCAGGCCCCGGATCCGGTCTGCGCTCTTGGCCAGGCGTTCGCCTTCGCGCGCGCCGGATCTCACGTAGGCCCGCGCGGATTTGCGAGCAAGCTCGCCGATGGCGTAGGCTGTTTTGTCCCGGCTTCCGGATACGGCCGCTTTCTTGATGGCCTTGTCTTCGGTGGTCTTAGCCAGCTCGCGGGCTTTATCTGAAAGCTTCTTGTAGTCGAAGGTTTCGACGCCGATATTTTCAGCGATGCGGGCAACTGTTTTCTTGTTCGGGAAGGTGGCTCCGGTCATGGCAGCGTGTGCCATAAACCCTGTGAGGAGGTCCTCTTTGGAATAGGCTTGACCGCTTACGTCGAGGGCATAACGGATTTGTTCCGGACCCTCACCCCATAGTGACTGGCGGCTGTCTTGGTCATCGCTTCCAGTTCCTCCCTGTCCGTCGTCAAAGAACTCCTGGGCTCCGTCCGGGCCTGCTCTCCCTGTAATGAGGTATGCGTGGATTTCCGATCCTGTGAGTTTTTCAATGTCATTGCCGATCCTCTTCTTAAAAGATATGGTTGTGAGTTTAGACTTTTTCCAAAAACTGGTCAACTGATTTTGGGTTGGCCGTATGTTTTTGCCGTAGCGGCTGACCGCCATCGTGGCGAAGGCGATGACGTTTACCTGCGAGTTGACTTCTTTGATATGTTCGTAGGCTGTCCAGAGTGTTCCGCCTCTGGTCCATACGTCATCCACCAGGATGACGGGCGACACATTGTCGATCTCTTCGCCCCCGTAAAAAGTGTGCGGGTTGGCGGATCTGGCTGCGTTCGTCGCCCCGGTGTTCGGTGTGCCTCCCGACATGAGGAGGGGATTGGAAACATCCCCGCCGATCTGTTTGGCGAGCCATGCAGCATATTCGATGGGAAGCGCGTTAAACCTGTTGCCCTCGCGGATCCCCAGCGGGGCTGCGAGCACAGGCCGGAATATCTCGGCCCTGTTGACTAGCAGCTTAATCTTGTAGGCCTCCTCTGGCTTGGCCCACTTCTCCACGACGATCCGCGCTGACTCCATGTCGCCATGGTATTTGGCAAGGAGGTAGTGCCCCAGGAGTGCGGTGCTCTCCTTTTCTGCGAGCCCTCTTGCATACGCCTCAGCCTTGTCCCACTCTTGAGCCTTAACAAAAGCCTTGTGCCGTGCGCGCTCCTCTTTGAATTTCGTCTGTGCGAGCGATGCGATGTTCGTGCCTGAGTACACCTCTGCCATGCTGTCGGGCAGGGCCATGGGCTCAAGCTTTCGCGTTTGCACACTGTAACGGATATCATTGTCCGCAGGATCGAAAGCCCCGATGTTCTGCGTGGCGCTCTTGGCCTGGTTCGACTTGAAGATGACAAAGACGTCTGAGATATCCGCGCTGCCGCCGCGTCCGCCGTCATCGACCACGTTGCGGATAATGACGCCGTCGTGTCCAAACCTCAGGGCATCCTCTGAAACGGTGTTGGTTGTCTCGTGGTGCGTGGTGGCTTCCTGCCATTCATAAGACTTCCCGGTCTGGATCGAGAGCTCGGCGGTGATCTCTTCTGCGTCGTCGTCACTGAAGAAACCTTTACCTGTTTCCCGGTCGTAGTATTTCTCCCCGTCTTCGTCGAAGATCTCAAACCACCCTTCGCGGTCGCCGTCCCAATTCGCGCCCTCAAAGTCGGTTTCCTGCGGGTTCCGGATGTTCAAGAATAATGGATATACGCCGCTCTGTGGTTCGACAAATTCAGCCCGATAGTATTTTTCCACGACGTTTCGCTTGTCCGCTGGCAGCGTGTCAAAGCTTTCCTCGTCTCCGTAGAACTCCCGGGCGACCTCGTCGAGAGCCGCCTTGTCAAGGTCCTGGACGTCCCGGATCGTAGCCCCTCCAGTGTAGGACCGGGCTGTCCCGAGCTCGCTCGATGCAAAGATCATCGGGCTGCGATGGGTGTCCGCTTTTTCCGGATCCATGATGGTGAAGCCAAACCGTTCCGTCCCGTGGTAAACGACAAGGGGTTCCCCGTTCTTGTCCACTGCCTTCGAGACCTCTCCTTTGTCATCCGCAAAAACGCCATTACCGTCTTTGCCGTTGGCGAATTTTTCCCAATCTCCAAACCATTTTTTGAAAGCCGGGGTCCGTACTAAAACCCAGTTGCGCGCGTTTAGCTCGGAGGGGGCTCCGTTCGGTGCCGTCATCCATGTGGCTTTGCGTGTCCCGTTGGGGTTGGTGTGGGCCGCCTCGACGGCCGCAAATTCGGCAGCCAGTTGCTCGCGCTTGTCCCGTGCGGATCCGGCTTGCTGGTCCCCGTGTGATTCATCGTAATAGTCGCGCATCCATGCGAGGCCGTTGGTTGCCTGCTCTGTCTCCAGGCGATACCGGATGTTTGTGCTTAGCGGATCAAACCGCTTACTGAGCGGGATCACCTGGCCCGCGTCGTCGTATGTCACGGGGTCGGCGGATTTAATCTGCTCGGGCGTAAAGACGCAAGTGGTCCAGACAACCCGCTTGAAGGATCCTTCGTCCCGGAAAATAGAGATAGCGTCATAGCCTTCATCGAGCAGCCTTTGTGTGATGTTGGCGCGCGCCTCCGCTGCCATGGCCCGCGTCCCGGCTTCCCATGCCTTGATGTGTTCATCGAGCGCAAGATCCGCGCGCAAGGCGTCCTTGGCTGCTTTCGCGTCCGGGCTCCTGTCAAATTCAACAAGCTGTTTCCAGCGCCTGTCGAATTCCTCGTCGTTCTCATTGTCCCATTTTTTGATGCGGGCCTTTATCTCGACATAGCGCGGATCTTCGTTGGCCCACTTCTCGACCTCGGCCCGGTTTGAGAAAAGCTTTGGCTTCCACCATTTGAGATATACCGGGATCTGGACCGCGTCGTCAACGGATCCGATCTTGATGTCGGCTGGATCCTGCTTGAAGAAAAAGGCGTCCGGGACCTGTTCGTCGCTGAGCCGCGCGCGGCCCTTGTCCAGTCTGAATCCTTCGCGATAGATAGCCTGGCGCGCGAGTCCGCTGGTCTGATGGTATTTTTTAAACTGGTATCCGGCTGCCTCTGCTGCTGCCTCCACCATCTTCGCTGCCGTGTCGGTGTCTCCGCGCTGGACGGCTGCCAGGTAGGCGGCATCCTGCTCGGCGCTGACACTGTAGCGCGGATTTGTTAAGGCCTTGGAGGCCCGGCGCTTGTTCAACGCCTGGCGGTATTCCCATGCGTCCTTTGCGATCTCGATGACCTGGGCCTCTGTAATGTCGCCCAGTGTGTCGGCCGGGTTCTCTGTGCCAAACTCCCGGATATTGTATTCCATTTCGAGGATGATGTCCTCGCGCGTAGTGCCCGGGATATCAACCTTCCCGGCTTCAAAATTGAGTAGTTTTTGATAGCCGCTGGTTAGTAGCTCCTGGATCGACGGCGTCTCAACCATGTCGTGCCCGCCGCCTTCGACGTCATAACCCTCATGATCCGGCTCGTCATCATCGAGGTGAGCGTCCTCGGTCTCGACTTGTATCTCGATAGCAACAGCCTCTTCTTGTGTTAAACCGAAACTGGACGGGACAAGGTTGTAGTCTGCATCGCTCTCTAACAGCATCCTATATGCTTCGGCGTAACGCTCAACTTTAGCGCCGTGGCGAGGCTCGCTCGTTCCTCTTTTTTTTCGGTTGTCATTCGGGCCCGTTGGTGCTAAGCTGAGATTGTTGTTTAAAGAAAGGAGTAGCTCAATGTTCTTAATTAATGACGATACTGAGGTCGTTTCAGAAGCCCTAGAGAGCCTGGATGATGGTGCGCCCTGCTTGAAATTGAAGATTGTAGATGGGAAGCGTGTTAAGACACCCGGCAAATTGTTTTTCGCTGGGAACTTCACAGATAACAAATTCGTTGACGACGAGTCTAAGGCCTGGGCGTATCTCGAAAGGCTTGAAGCTGAGAGAGCCGCCTCCAAGGCTTCATAAGTTTCATCTGACATCCCGTAGTAAACCGCGCTCACGCGCTCCATGATATCAATCAGGGAAGCGAGCGCGGTTTTTAATTTTTCATCCCCTGTTTTTAGCTTCCGGTTTCCGGCGTCCCGGATCATTTTATATATGTGGTGTCCGTGTTCATCCTTCAGCCTCAGGATCTCGGCCTCAATAACGATGATCTCGCCGACAACTCCATTGGAAAGTTTTATGTTTAATTTGATGTCCCGGTAGCCGCCCATGCTTTCTGCGGTATAACCGTTTTTGAGCCGGACAATTTCGAGCCCTGATTTTTTAACAGCCTTGATGGCGTCATCAAACCTTTGCCCCTCTTCAAGAATAAGCGTTGCCCCAGCGACGTCCACGACTTGATTAAAATCGCCGTTGTACTCTTCGCTTGTTTTCTTCTCGACGCGCTCCCTCTTTTTCAGTCCGGTCCGGGTTTTAAATCCGATCCCGGCTTTTTGCGCGATCGCTTTAACTGTATCATAAAACCCGCCCATGACTTCGCCCGCTGCTGCATAGAGATCATCCAACGACGCAAATGACTGCTTGTAATAGGCGTTCCGGTTGTCGATAAACAGGGCTGAGTTTGCCGTGCTGCCGCCCCGGAGGGCTGGCTTGGCCTGCACCCAAACAGCCTTTATCCCCATGCGCTTCGCTGCTGAGGTCGTGGCGTTGCCGTCGATCACATACATGGTTCCATCGCCATAAAGGGCGACGTTTATCGGTTCGCGCCTGGCCATGGTTCCGGCCATAGCTGCGCGCATAAACCCTTCCGCGTTGGTGATACTCTTCTCGGGGTTCCCCTTGTCTGACTGCAAGGCCTCGACCGGGACAAGACGGACCGCGCCTGGATCCCGTGCCAGGGACACGTCGAAAAGCTGATCTGCTACCTTCTTGGCTTCTTCTGCTTCGGCCGCCTCGATGCTGTAGCGTATTTCGCTTTCGGATACTTCCATCTGCGGCGCGCTGGTGGCGAATTGAGGCGCAAACGCTGCGCCCAGTTTAGCGGAAACCAGCATACCATTTTCAATGTATACAGAATCCTCAACAGGCATGCCCATGTTTTGGCCGGGGAAGAGCATCCGGCTGTGAATGTCCTTTGCGGCCTTTGGCGTCATGTTGTCAGCGGTGAGATCAAGGAGGATCATCGCCGTGGGCTCTCCGGCTGCGGCCTTATAAACACTCCTCACAATGTCGCCGTGGAAGGTTGTGTCCGTGTAGGGGATCCGGTGGACCGCCTGGACGTGCGCCTTGGAGTCGAGCATGATGGCGTGGATATAGTTCATGTCGCCGCTCTGCTTCAGCACATGGGCGAAACGAGCAAGCTCCTCCGGCCTGCCGATGTGCGCGGTAGCTCCTGCGCGGGTGGCCTCCCATTCAGCTTTATCCGCTGATATGGTGTGTGTCATCCCCTCCCGGATTGAATGGAACTTGTTTCCGTTCGTGATGATGTGGTCAATGTGATCAATGCCTAAAACCTTCCCGGCTTCGATGTTGCGGCGCGTGACGTTCCTGTCTTGATCTGACGGGGTCGGGTCGCCGGATGGGTGGTTATGGGCAATGATAATCCCTTTGGCCCCGGCCTTGATTCCCTTCTTGAAAAATTCGCGTGGGTGATAAGAGGTCGAATCCAGGAGACCGACAGTCACGACCTGAGCGTTAATAATCCGGTTCCGGTCGTCGAGAAAAATAGCCTTGGTAGACTCCTGATAGGGGTTGCGCAAGGGCATCAAGAGGGCGGCGACGTCTACGGGCTTCTCTATCTTCATGCCCTCTATCGGCTTGCCCTGGTATGTCAGCGGGAAGACCTGCGGGCCCTCCTGCATGAAAAATTCATGGATCACGCGCGAAACTGTGTTGCCTGCGGCCCTGAAGGCTTTCCGCCATAACTCGGGATATTGGTGGGCCTCAAGCGCGTCCCCACTTATAGCACCGATCTCCGCGATCCGCGCGCGCTCCTTTTCTTTGAGGGTGGCTTTCCGCTTCGCTGCTGCGCGATCGGTCTTGAGTTTATACTCCGGATCCATCCGCTGGGCAAAGAGAAACTCAAGCTGCTTGACGATCAGCTGCTCGCCCTCCTTTGGCATGTCCGTGGCCAGGGCGTAGCGCCGGGCGGCCAGCGCGATCGAATAGCGCATGGATCCACTGCTGTAGGCGTTGAACCGCTTAGAGATCGGGACCATGTTGCCCTGGGCGTCATAGGTGATCGGATCCGCAGACAGGATCCCTCGGGGATTCTTAGGTGTTGTATAGACCATCGTGCCGTCGTCCAGGACGGCGTCAGGGCTCTGCCTGAGCCACCATGAGCTTTCCAGCGGGTAGGCTGTGATCCGCTTCGCGCCCTGGGCAAACAGGTAAGGGATCACTGCGGATCCGATCCCTTCGCCCTGGCGGTCGGCGTCGATGTAAAGCCGTGAGATCTCGACCTCTCCGCCTGGTCCGCGCTGCGTCTCCAGCATGCCGACGTCGTCGCCATTGAAGAAGAGGCGGTCGCCGATCTGGCGGATCGCCGGGATGTTGTTTTCGGCTATGACCTGTATGACCATCTTTTGAGCGGTGTCAAGATCCCGGCGCTTCGCAGCCTTCATATAGGCTGCATCCGGCGCCTTTGAGACTGCCAGGCTGTAGCGCGTCCCGGTTTCGACCTCGGTGTCGGTCGTCGCCTTTTTGAGTAGTTCGTGCTTGGGTGTCGGCGGCTCGCCAAACATGTCCGGGGTCTCCGTGTCGATGCGTGAGGCGAGATCCGCGTATCGCCTGAACACTTCGGCGACGCCCTCGGCCGGGCGGCTGGAGTCCAGGATCCGGATCAGCTGAGCGACCTCGCTCGGGATCGGGTTAATGAGATCCCCCTGACTGATAAACGTCTCGGCATTGCTGGTCTTGCCTGACTTCCGGTCCCTGGCGATCGTGAGCATGGCGGCGGTAGCGCGGGACAGGTCATCTGAAAGCCCGTAGCCTGGCTTGCTCGCTTCGAGCGCCGACAGGAAACCTGCCGACATGAGGAGCGCGTCGCGCTGCCTTTCGAGCCCCAGGGCGTCTGCGGCCTCGGTGAACACCATGACGGTCTCCCGCCCGTTCTTTCCTTTGCCGATGGCGACGGCCAGCATGGCCCGGCGCGCGCGATCGCGGGCCACTGCTGTCGGGTTGCCCTTGGAGTCGATCAGGGAGGCGTCGCCTGCAGCACGCGCAAACCACGCGAAAAAGGCGTCGCTCCCGGTCTTCGAGGGGAGTCCGTCCTTGTTCGCGCTGAACAGTCCGGCGGTCCCGTCGCGCTCGATCATTTCAGCGTCGGAGGAGGCCTGCTCCGCGTCGGTCATCTGCAGCACGGCGTTTTGATTGGAGAGTCCCGCGATCTGCTGGAGGGTCGCGCCAACGGGTTTCCGCGTGAGGATCCGGACCAGGCGCGGCCGGGCCTCCGGCGTCATCTCTTCCTGCTTGTAGGGGATGCCTTTTTCATCCGCAAACATTCGGATCGGGTTCCGGTATTCGTCGCCCCGGTTGTCGTCGTCGATTTTGTCCAGGGCCCGGAATCTTCCGTTTCCGGATATGACCATAAAATAGGTCTCGTCCTTCCCTGTCTCCGGATTTTTCAGCGTGACCGGGACGGCGACGGGCGCGCCGTTGGCGGTGTCTGGCGCGTCCAGGAGGCGAAGGCCGTCAAACGTGCCTTCGGCTGCGATGGAGTTGACCTGCTCGGCGCTGGAGAGGGTCACGTCCCGGGCGCGGCCCTGGAGCGTGGAGTCGTAACGCGGATCCGTGTCGCTGATAAAGCGGCCTCGCGGCGCGATGATCCAGTACCCGCCGACGCGCAAGTTACCCTGGGGGGTCGCAGCGGTCCAGCTTGTCGGATCCGCTTTCTTCTGTGCTTTCTTCGGCGCGGCCTGCTGCTGCTCGGGCTTGGCTTCCGGTTGGGGATCCGGCTGCGCGGTGCCAGACTTCTCCTGTTTGGCTGTGGCTGCCCCGGCGACGGGGCTCGGGCTCTCCTTGGCCTTGGGCGGGGCCTGACGCGCCGTCAGGTCGCTGACGCCGTCGAAGGCTTTCCCATAGACGATGTTCTCATAAAGGGCCTGGATCGCGTCAGAAGAGGCCCTAGCCTGCTCCTGTTGCGCCCGGGCGGCTCCGGCCACCTTCCACACGGCCTTGATGAAGCGCGCAGCCAGGGATTGATCTGGTGTGAAATCCCGCGCAGCCCCGATCTCCCGGATGTCGTCGGCCAGTTTCTCCTCGTTGAACCAGTTCGGATCGTTCTCGGCGACGCCGTAGCGGTTCTGCAGCTTCTTGACGTCGGCCTCTGTCAGTTTCCCGGCGTGGCGCATGACGGCCAGCCAGGCGTGGGTGGCTTCGTGGTAGAGCGTAGCTGACGGCGCGTCCGGTGCGAGCGTCATCTGTCCGGTGAGGAGCTTGGCTTGCACGCCGTCCGCCTGGACGCTGGGATCCGTCTCGCTGGTGATAGTGAATCCGCCCGAGACCTTGACGCCCAGGCGCGCGGCAGACTCTTTGCGCTGCTCAGGCGTGAGCGCCTTCCACTCCGCTGCTGTAACCATTCCTTTTGTGGCCTCCTCGATGGCCTCGCCCGCGTGATCGCTCTCCGGGTCGAACTGCTCGCGCTTGTCCGGAATAAAGAGCACGCTCCCTTTGATCGCTCCGGATCCGTCCTTGACGCTCAGCCGGGCTGCACCCTTTCCGTGTTCGGGTGCCGGATCCGCGTCGAAACCTGTCATCCGTTTCAGGCGTTGCGCCGCCGTCTCCTCTTCGGAGGTGTCCAGGTAGAAGGCCCGGAAAGCTGCGGCCGCCCCTGGGGAGGTGGCAAGCTTGCGCTCTTCATCGAAGGCGCTGGCCAGGGCGACGGCCTGGTCCTCGGCGAGACCGATCTCTTTAAACGCCTTGGCGGCGTTGTCCCTGGTTCCGCTGCGCTGATAGAGCGCGCGCAAGGGCTGGAGGTCGGCTGCGATGTCCTGGGCTTCGCCGACGCGGTCGCCCTCCTGGGCTTTCCATTGCTCGCCCTTGGTTTTCTGGAGGTGGCTGACGATGTCCTCGGTCTGCTTCCGGATCTCCGGTGCCGCGTTGAAAAAGTCGGCCACACGCCGGGCCCCCTCCTCGGTGAATCCCATCTCGACAAGCTTCGCTGGGGCCTCCTCGCCCGCCTCGGCGACGATCTTGCGGATGCTCTCGGCGGTCGCGTCTTCGTGTGCCGCCCCGTGGCTGGCCGTGCGCATAAAGATGTTGCGGCCGTCAATGAACCTGGCCACCTCGTCGAGTTCGTTCTCGCTGCTGAATACGTTGTCCAGGATCGCAGCCTGGTCCTCGGTCAGCTTATACCGCTTGCTCAGCTCTGCGGATCCGCCGTCCGCCCAGGCTGTCCGGTAGCCGTCAATCGTCGCCGCGATCTCGATGGTTCCGATGTCGCTCGCCTCGCCTGCGGCTTTTCCGCTGTACGGATTTTCGGTGAGCAAAAAGGATTCGCGCCGGAGGGATGAAAGCGCGGTGTCAAAGAGGCTGTTTTTTTGCGACGGTCTGCGGGCCGCGAAACCCTGCCGCCCAGCCCCGACAGTCGCAATGATCCCCATGGTCCCCAGCGACTCGCCAAACTCGCCGATCCCGCTCCGGACCGCTTCGCGCCACCCGGGCCCCTTGTCGAGCCCGACTGAAAGGGCGTGCTCCTCGATGATCTTTTGCGCGGATTCCTCAAGCGATTCAATAAAGGTTTCCTTGCCGATATAGGCGGCAATCTTCTCGGCTGCGGCTGCACCGTGGCGCGTGGCCAGTTTTAAAAACATGACCTTGAGCGCGATGTCCGATGTTTCTTTAAAGATTGGTATGGCTGACAACTTTTCGATTCCTGCGTATAGCGCGCCATAGAGGGCTTTCTGTGCGAGCCATTTCGGGTCCTTCCCGTATACGTCGCCGCCCTCTGCGGCTATGCGGTCATCAAGCTGCTGCATGAAATCAAGGCCAACGGCTGTCACGCCCGCCGGGCCCAGGGAGGCGTAGCCCATATAGGGGAGCGTGGAGACCGCGCCGATCAGCGACCTTGCAAGGTAGCCGTGTTCCGCCCCGGACGGATTGATCCCGGCAGGATCGTCGAGGGCCTCCATAAGCCGCTGCTCGGTGCGCGCCCTGCGGTTTGCCTCTTCTGTGTCCATGAGAAGCGGGGAGGTTTTTCCAAAGATGATCCGGTCCACGCTTTCCCCAAGGGTTCCGATCTGCTTTGCCGCGTTGACCGGGAGGGAGAGAAGCTGGTTTACAAAGCCGATTCCGGCGTCTCCAAGAGTATTCCAGAGCCCGCCCTCTATTGGGTTTCTCACGGTGCGCGCAAGCTTGGCGATAATGGCCTGCTCCTTTTCGTCCAGTCGTTGGAAATCCGCGATGTCAGCCCCAGAGAGCTTCCGCTCCTGGAACACGCCTGAAGCCACCTTGTAGCCCTTCTCGGACAAGGACGGAGCAACAGCAAGCCACACGGCCCAGGCGTTCTCCTTCATCAATTTTTCCCTGTGCGACGCGATCATAGAGGCGTCTTCCTGCTGCGCTCTCCAGGCGTCGATCGCGTCCTTGTCTGCCTTGCGCTCCGCCTCTGAGCGTGGCGTGTAGGGCTGCGCGTTTTGCTTGATGGATTTGTCCAGGGTGATTGTAGAGGCCAGACTGGCGCGCGCGAACCGCTCTTCCGCTTCCTTCTCTTCGCGCATCCGGCGGTTGGCGTCAATAACCTCTTGCGGCGCGCCTGCGAGTCTCTTGTCGTTGTCCGCCACTCCGTAACCTTGAGGTGTAACAGCCTTGGCGATAGAATCCGCTGAGGTTTCCAAAAAGCCCTTGGCCTTCCGGGCAATGGATGTCTTCCCGGCCTGGTCGGCCGCCTCAAAGGTTTTCAGCTCCGGCGTGGCAGCATACTCCCAAATGTTGCCACTCTTGAGCATCCCACGCATAAAGTCCAGGTACTCGGTGCCAGTAGTAAATGATTTGCCGTCCCGCTTCCAGACACGGCCGTCCGGATCCGGCACGCCGACCGTCTCGGATATCCGCCGGGCCGCCGCCGCCTTCCATTCGTCGGGGGCGGTTTCTGGTGTCTCAAGGTCAAAAGAGAGCATCGTCTTTCCGGATATTCCGTCAAGATTTTCGCGGTCGTCGCCTGGTTGGATTTTGAGCAGTTGCGGGTTAATAGTCATTCTCTTCCTCCGGGGTGTCTCGCTCCTCTGTGGGGAGTCTTAATTTTGCGTTTTCAAGTATGGCGCTCACCTCAAGTATTCTGTTGTCCCGGGCGCGCGCTGAAAGTGCTCCGTAAAGGACTGCTGCTTGCGCGTCGATATCGATCGACAGTTGACGTTTTTTGACGTCAGCGAGTAACGTGGCCTTGTAGGCCCGCGCATCCATCCGCGTCGGCTGTGTCATCGGATTGCCGTCGAGATCGAGCAGGATGCCGTCCGCTGAGTCTGCTGCCATAAGAAGGTTTATGAGCTTCGGGACGTCGCTAGCCAAAAGGTCGCGTTTCTTTTTGATGACGGTTTGTATCTCTTTCTTGCGCCCGGTTAATCTTGTATCCGGCTGGCTGATAAAACCGACGCCTGTATATACGCTCTTTTGTCCAACGGTTTCAGTTTCGTCAATCAGTTCACGCCTGACCGTCTCGGTTGTCGCGTGGGCGACCCATTTTTTAGGATCCTCTTTTTCGTCCAGGACCGCGACAGGATCTTTCCAGAGTGTCTTGATTTCGGTCCCCAGGGCGGCGCACACGTCGGCGGCTGTCTTCTCGTGCTGCTCCTTCTTCCCGGATTGCTCAAGCTTGTCGAGTTTGTCTTTTTCCGCCTTGTAGTCCTCGATCCGGATGTTTCCGGCTGCCAGCTGGGCCCTGAGGATGCTGCGCCGCTCTTCGGTCGTGACCGCGACGAGTTCGCCCTGGGGGCTGACCCACGCGCCCGAACCGATCATCCCGGCGATAAATTCTTTGTTACCTGTGAGACTCCGGGCGGCCTCCGCGCGCCTGGCCGCTTCAATCTTCGGCTGCGCCCATTTCAGCGCGGCTATCCGGCGTTCATTTGTGCCAGGCTCATAGGGTTTCGACAGGGCAAGGGCTTCGTATGCGATTGCCTTCTCCTCTTTCAAAGCTGCGGCCCGGATGGCTTTTGCGTCCTCAGTGACCGCCCCGAGTGTTTTATCGCCGACCTTGTACTCTTTGGCGGTCCGCTCGGCCTGAGCGACAAGGCGCTCCTGTTCGTCGAGGTCGCTGGTTGCGATCGCCGCCCCGAAAATATTATTGATCCGCTTTGTCTTGGCGTTCTCCAGGGCTGACAGGGCGTCAGTCTTCAGGTGAGGCGGGAGGAGGTCGGCCAGGTCGGTCGCCATCCCGATCCTATAAAGGGCGGTGCTTTCGTGCTCGGCCTCAAAGACGCCATCCGCGATGGTGCGAGCCCCGTTGTGCCGGATCTTGTCCAGGGCTTCGCCGCGTGCTGCACCAAAGAGGGTGCGCGTATTTCCGGTGACGGTTCCGTCTTCGTTCTTCACGTCGTCACGGAATTGCAATTTGGAGCTGTCCTCTTCTTCTGGATTGACAATCATCCGCCCGGCCTTCAGGCGGGCAGCCCGGTCCGCGTAGTCGTCGGCTGCATCCGCGAAAAGATCATCCTCGTAGACGTAGCTCTGGAGGTTGCGCTCGGCTGCTTCGAGCCCGGCGAGGTCTGTCTGCTGCCGGATCCGGTCCTTGGTGGCGACGTCTTGCCGGGATGCGTGGGCCATGATCCGTCCGGACTCGACCATGAAGAAGCGGTCAAACTCTTTGAGCGCGCTCGGCGACAGTTTCGCGTAGGGCCCATCCGGATTGTCGCGCCATTTCGTGATAACCTGTTTCCATGCCTGTGTGCGTTCCGGATCCCCGACGTCAAAATCCCCGATCCCTTTGACGACGGTGCCGTCCTCGGCTGTGTGGCCGATTTCGCTCTGGTTGCGCGTAACCTCCCAATCGGCCTGGGCGTCCTTGAGTGTGTCCCGGTCTTGGCGTTGCTGGGAAATCTGTGCCAGATCTGACGCCTCTCCCATGGTTCCTGCCATGGATCGGCCCATATCCGCAAGCGCGCGGCCCGCACGGGCGGAAGAGGCCTCCAATATCGAAACATCGACGCTCTGGATGTGCGGAATCTGCGAGCCGTTAAAACCTTTTGTCGCTACTCCGGGGACTTTTGGCATAAAATTCGTTCCTTTCTATTGGCTCGACATCATACTGCCCATGCTGCCCATGCTGCTCGATGCCGCGCTTGAATTGGCTGAGGCGTTTTGTGCCACCGTGGCCAGGGTGTTGTATTGGAAATTCTTTTTGTTAATTCCGCGCTGGGCGAGTAATGCCTTGGCGTTTTCGTTGTGTCCCCAAATCTCATAAAGGGCGTTCGAGCGGATCTCCTCCTGTCGCCAAGCTGTTTCGGCCGCAAAGTCTTGTTCCCAAATATTCGGCGCGTCCGTCGTCGATCCGTCGAGAAGCAACCCGTTTGCCGCAAAATCGGTCATGCCTTCGGCTTTTTCCTGGCGCCTCTGCTGGGCGAGCCGCTGCCGCTGGATTACCGCGTTTTGTTCTGCCACGTTGGCCCGCGATGTTTCCATGCTGGCTTGGTTTTTGAGGATCGCGTTTTGATAACGCATGTTCTGCTTGGATTGCTTGACTGAGGCCCATGCCCCGACTGTTGACATGGTCCCGCCCATGACCGCCTGACCAATCGCCATGTAGCACATGTTTAACCTCCTGAGATTTTAAAGTTTGTAAAGGTCTCTCCTGTGAAGGGTGAGACAAAAGTGTCGCTGGTCCGCATCGTTGCGCCTAACCACTGCAGCCAGCTTGTGAGCTGCGTGTCCTGGATCGGCGCATAGTTGTGAAAGGTCGTGATGTGTGGAAAGTGCGTCTTGGCCTCCAGGAAATATTTCCGCGTCCAGCGTGCGAAAGCGAGGGGATGCTGCTCGACCTCTTTCGTCGCCAGCATCCAAATGGTCGCGGATGTCGCCGTCAATGAATCTGGTAGTATCCCGCAAATAGCTACTGGCTTGTTCCCGAGCCACATGAACCAGGTCTTTCCGCCAGCTGCTTGCGCCTCTCCGATGTCTGTTATCATCATGCGCGAAAGACTCTCACCGAAGGCCCCAGTCATGCCCAGGGCTTCGCGTCGATCGCTTTCGCGCAAGCGCGCTGTGAACGCCTTGACAAGGCGCGGCACCGTCCTGCGGATCTCTGTGGTCCATGTCTTCATTATCTGCTCTCAAGTTCAAAGTCGGTTACAACGCCCAACAGTTGGAAAGGATCCGGCGTGTTGCTTTCGATGCGGATACGGCCGTCCCAGTCCCAGCCGGAGATCGGCGGCAGCTTAACGTCGTGCGCCTTGGTTGTTTCTTCCGGGGCACCCGTGTCCTCTGTTTTAAAAAGCGGATCGTCTTGGTTTGCATCGGAGACGGTAAAACGTCCAGTCTGCAGCGTCCGGATCACAACCGAAACAACGCGCTTTCTCTTGGCCTGCGTGGAGGCGTCCTGCGCTTCCGGCTTCAGTGTTTCGACGGTGGCCGCGACGGGTGTGCCCCACTCTACAAAATAGTTCCCTGTATAACTGAACATTATTGTTGTTGTTCCGTCTGTCTCGATTGTGGTCCATGCCCCCTGATTCACCCGCCACACGGTGCCTGCTTTTACTGTCAAATAGAGATAGTCTCCGCTGACCATGTTTTGATTTTTATAAAAATCGATACAAGGGGCTTGGCTGATTCCTGGTTGGCGCATCCGCAACAACGTATATTTGGGATCCGGTTCAACTGTCTGTGCAAGGAATATGACGGCTGTAGTGCTTTCCAGGTGTGTAAGCGGCCATCCGGAAAAGCTTGGCAATACGGATCCGGTTGAGACGATGTCAACGAGATGAACGCTATTCCCTAAATCCGGACATTTAAGCTCGTGCCGCGTCCAGCCGTAAACCTCGTGCTCCGGTAGATATGTAAACGACAACAGCGTCCCGTCGTCGAGCAGGGCCCAGAGCAGGCCGTCCGGATAAGCCTGCCAAGCTGTGCGTGTGATTCGCGCCGCGTTAGTCAGGTGGCGCGAAAGGACGCTCCGGTCAACAGCTACATGAGCGTTGTCCGCAAAGCTGTAGCGCATTTCAAAAAGCGTCCGGTCATCATCCGCGACAAAGAGGACGGCGGCCCCGGTGTCGAGCGGCATCGCTGCGCCGACGCCCGTGGGGTTGACTTTTTCAATACGGCATGTCCTTGGCGAAAATCCATCTGTGCCGGAGTGGACTGCATAAACGCCATCCGTGGTCAACAGGAGGAGCTTTTGGCCGGAAAGCATGTGCCGGATATCTGAGGCCCGGATCGCCGGGATCGTGGCCCTAAAAGGATCCATGTCGTCTGTAGGCCTGTTGGCTGTCCAGGTATAAAGGTCTGCCAGCCTTGAAAACCAAAGCGACCAGGGCGCGCCCGTGTTCCCGGTCAAAACCTGTCGCTGCTGATAGACGTCAGTGATGGCGTAGCCGCCTGCGTCGTCCCCCTCCCGGATGTTAGTCTGCTTTCCAATGACCGTGTCAGGTATGATATAGTCGTCTTCAAACAGCATGATGCTGCCGCTTCCTGTCCTGTCCTCGGTCGTGATCTCGCGCGAGCCAATCTCGCCATAGGCCCCGCCGTATTTCTTGCAGAGTATCCAGGTGTCGCTGACTGCACCCGCCGGGATGTCCGCCTTTACAATGTAGACGCGGATGGAAGCCCCGGCCTCCCATACTTTGCGGACGGTGATGCCTTTCCCCTCTAAAAGTTTCGTCCGCTGGCCTGCTTCGTTTTGGGCGTAGATTGCATAGTAAACAGTTTTGTCTTTGTCTTCGCTGTAGGTGTAGTTTGTCCAGCCTGCGCGTGTCAGCGTGATGCTGGAGGCGGCCACTGTATAAGCCGGAGGCGCTTCAACCTGCTCGGCGGCCACTGTCCAGGATCCGTTTGACGCTTGCCGGATCATGCGGATAGGCGTCTTGCCGGGTGTCGTACAAAAGAGCGTATCCCCTACTTGGCGCGCGCGCATGGCTGCGACGTTCTCGTCGCTCCAACCACTCCAGGTGAAGTCGCGGTCAAACTGGAAGAGCGGCGACGCCTGGAAGACTCGGACGTGCGTATATGTCACCAACAGCGCGAACGAGAGATCCTTGTCGTAGTAGAACGAAAACAGCCGGACGCTCTTCCCTGATCCGAAATGCGTCGTCACCTCCTCGATGGTGATGTCGCCTGCGCTGATCGCGTCTGTGCCTGGCCGTTTCGCGGCGGATCCGGTCCGGCGCACGACCACGTTTTTCAGGAGGGCCGCGCCCTTCTGGTAGGGATTCAGGTCGGATCGCATGTGCAGCTCCGGCGCGAGCTCCCCAGCGGCAAAGCTTTGCTTAACTTGTTTCATGCTTCCTCGTCCCCGGAAAGCCGGGCCTTCAAATAGGGGTTGCCGACACCCTGACGGCGCGTCATGTTCGCATTAAGTGCGCGCGCCATGGAGAGGGCTTCCCTTGCCAGCCCCTTTGTATAAGTGGCGGTGTCTGCCTGCCCTGTCAGCGAGAGGGCCATCCGCGCGGCCAGCTCGCAGACAACCGCGTCCGAAACGCCTTGCGGCCATTCGTCCGGATCCTCGCTGTCATAGCCGCAAAAGAATACAAGCTCCGGCTCTTCAGACAGGATCGCGTTGTCGGCGACGTCGATCTCTGCGGGTTCGCCGTCCGGTGTCTGCGCCCTCAGCCTGAGGACGTCGCCTTTAAACTGCTGGTTGTAGGCGAAGAGGCGGCCGCTGCCGTCATCGACACCCGCAACAACTCCGCTGGTTCGCGTGAGTCCGGCCCAGTCAGCGGCCAAAAGGACGTGCTTGCGGGCCTGTGCATACCACAAGGCGCAAAGCTTGCCCTCTTTGGTCTGATCGGTGAGCGCCGTGATCGGGCGCTCGTGGCCCAGGACGGAAAGCGCCATGTTGCAAATGTCGATGTCGGTCATTGTCGTGCCCTCCTACTTGGTCGGTGTCGGTGCGCAATTCCCACCAACGCATGCAGCCTCGACGGCTGCTGCGACGGTCTTCTCGTTGGTCGGATTGATTAGCCCTCCTAGCCCCTTAAGAGCCGACATGATCTGAGTTGTCAGCCCGGCCTCCTGGCTTCCGGCTCCGGTGCCTGCGGATCCGCCGCCGACGCCGACCGCGACTTCCGGTTTGACATCGGTTGTCTGCGAGGGGGTATTTGTCATCGCGTCGCCACCGCCGTCTGCGCTGGCAATGACACCGTCGCCGACTGAGTTGGTCACAGTGACAACATTGCTGCTGCCGTTGACGACAATACTAGGGGCGACATCCCGATATTGCGCGTGGTTACTCCGGCTGGCCGGATTCAAGTCCTGACATCCGGCAAACAGAAGGGCAGCCAGGAGCATCAGAACGGCTGTGGCCGCTGGTGCCAGCCCCTTAACCTTCGCAACAATGATTTGCTTTTTTGCTTTCATAACCACTTTTTTCCTTTTCATCTTGTCTTTGGTAGGTTCTTTCATAAATCCCCCTTAGATGATGCCTGACTCTTCCAGGATCGCGTGGATCTGTGAGATCCATGCTTCGATCTTTGACACCTCAGCCGGGTTCGCCTTGGTCCCGGTCGCCTTCTCGTACTTCTCGAGAAAGACGGTAAGCGCAAAATTCAGGCGGTTGAGGCCTTTATTTTCGCTGTTGTCCGGGATGGCCTTCTCAGCCGCTTTGATGGCCGTGATGGCATAGCCCTCGTATGCCTTGAATTTTGCAGCGTCTTTGCTGGCCAACCATTTGACCAGGTAAGTAATAAAAGCCCCGACGATCAGCGCAATTACCGCTTCCGTCGAGAGCAATTTGATTAGCATGTCGCTCATGTGTGTGTTACTCCTTTGGTTTGTTGTTTGTGAGATTGCTTCTTACATCCGCTTGGTGATATACGAAATCCCCAGGGTGATAAAGGCGCTCGCGGCTGCGCTGGACAAGGCCACAAAGATCGCAAGCTTGACGCGGCCCTCGGCTTGGGAAACTTCAAGATTATTGATGCGCCTGAAAATCTCCCCTTGGTTCTTTGCGCTGGTGGAGTGCTGCTCTGATTTGCTACAGCCGTGCTCCGCGATCCGGTCAAGCTTGTCCCGGATCGCCCGGACCTCTTCCAAAATAACATCGCTTACGCTTTTAGCCATGGCAGGTGTCTCCTCGGCGGGTTTCAATTAAGGTGCAAAACTGGGCTATTTGATGTTTTTCTTTACGTGGTCGAGAAAGGCTCTCTGGAATATCTCGACCCCGCCCCCTGCCTGCATCATGGCCCCGTTGACCGTGTCTTCCGGGATTATCCTTTGCTGGTTGGTCATCGTCGTCACTCTGACGGTGGCTTTCCCTGTGCGCGAATCTACGGCTATGGCTGCACTCCGGACAAAGTCTTTGCCAGGCGTGAGCCCCCCAAGCCCCAAAAGAAGCCCCCCGAGCTGCGGCAGCGTGGTCCCGCAGGTGGCGAGGATGTTACTGACGGCCCCAGGAGAAAGCGGGAGGGTCACGCGCGAAACCATATTGCTCCCACTTGTCTTGGAGAAAACCAGGATCCCCCGTGCTGTCATGTTCGTCTCGACAGTGAGGCCGATAAAATCGACCCGCAGGCCGTCGATGGTGACTTCTTCCGGTGGTGTGGCCACCGTCCATGACTGTGCTTGGATCGTTAAAGCAAAACCGATTGCCAGTAGTGTAGCTAGTCTCTTCATTTTTCTCTCCTCTGTGTTTGTGTTAGAACCATACCGCGTAAAGAGTTGTTGACGCGCTGGGGACTGTTGCCATTGAGTCGTATGAGGTCCAGTTTTCATCCCGCCAGTAGCTAAAATAGGCGTATTCTGTCGGATCATACACATAGGGCATGCTCTCGAATGTGTCGCCGATTGCGTAATTATTTGAACTGTATTCGAGATACACATTGCTCGGATCACCCGGGTAAGTCGAAACATCAAAATAGATGGTGACGGTTGGAGGGGGCTCAACGTAATACCATGACGCGGTAAGCATCGCCTGATCTGGTGGGAGTGGTCCGCCGTTGTAGTAGAGATCATATCCATAACGCCACCCCTCGGACTGATAAGGCCCCGTTGTATATACCATAGGGAACGGGGAAAACATGCCAGCCGGATTATAGCTTTCGGCGTAAAACTCAGCGTACACGCCATCCGCCTGATAGTCCCCTGGATAGGTTGAAAACGGATCGAAAAAAAGTTCAATCCACTCCGGCGCGGTCGTTGTTGTCGGGGATAGCGGCCGCCCCATAAAAACATCTTGAGCCTGGAGTCCATTCAACTCAAAATCAAAAATCCGGATATCGGAAAGGGCCCCGCTAAAAGGAGAGGTGGAGTGCGTGTTGTTTGCTATCGTAAGCGCCCTGTATTCGTCGCCTTTTGCGCTTCGCGTGAGCGTGTCTGAATCGTTGCCGTAATAGCTGTTCTGTGTGTCGCCATTAATATAAAACTTAATTCCGTAGGCACTCCGCGTGCCGTCATAAGCGACACAGACAAAGGCCCAGGTGTCTTCCGTATAGTCAAACCCGAGTCCGTTGGCCCGGCTTTGTATCTCGTTCTCCTGAAAATAGCTGCCGGCATTAATTGTAAAATAAATGTTTCCGCCATATAAATGCGCGCCCCACCCTTTGACATAGTGCGTGTTTGGCGCGCCGACGCCAACAAGAAACGGGTTTTCTTCGGTTACACGATACTTTACCCAAAAAGTGACGCTAAAAGGTTTAGTGCCGTCGAACTCGGCCGGGTGCGGCGCATAGACGCTGATATAATCATATCCACCAAAAAAGAGCGCCGAAGTGTTATTGGGCCCGCTGGTGTGAAGATCCTCGGTGTAGTTGGCGGCTGTATTGCCCGATGCCGTTCCCATTGAATCTGCGATGGTGTAATTCTGCGCGTTTTCGTCCAGCTTGTACCATAGGATGGGCTGCGGGCCCGGATCCGTTGTTCCCCAGGAGGCGACATAGTTGGCCCCGCTGCTCTGCCAGGTCAGGCTTGAAATGGTCCCGAGGTGGATCTTGTCTTCGGACAAGACCAACAATGGAAGCAAAAGTATAAACAATGCTTTGAGCATGGCTGATCCTCAGTTGGGCTCGGGTGGCAATGTGATATAAAATTTAGCCGTGCCGCCGGGGTTCATAAAGTGGACCGTGTTGGATCCGTTCAACTGCTCTCGCCCGGACATCCGCACCCCGTTAGGAAACACAACATCCCCGACAAGCGTGAGATTAGAGAATGAAACCTCCGGCTGAAAGTTGGTTATGGCAATACCTTTGAAGATAAAGAGTTCGTTTGATGTGGCTGTGTTGGCCGCTGCAAGGCTGTTGCTCGTCGCTAAAACGACACCATGCAAAGCGTTGGACGTGGCAACGACAAAGTTTGTTCCAGCCTGGTCAGCCTCCACGCGTTCCTGGTTCGATTGTGAGAGAGCCTGGGTGAGTGCATTGCTAACGGCCTGGGCGCGTGATGCAGCGTTGTTCGTGGCCGATGCGCGTGCGATTTCAATGGCGTTCGTGATCATAGTCCGGACGCTGGATCCGGTAAAATCAATTAAGAGATATTCCTCTTTGTCGATCTCGCCAAGCTTCTTGAAAACCCGGGCTGAATCAATGTCGAGGTCTTCGGCTGCGGCCAGGCAGCCGAAAAAACAAAGTGCTAGTGCAATCTTTTTCATGTAAAAATCTCCTTAAGCGTGTCAATGAGGTCGGCCAGTGAGCTTGTGATCGCGTTCAGATTGCCGGAGGGCGCGCTGGTCGCTGCGAGGGCTGCGATGGCCTGCTGGTTTAAGGGAGCCTGCTTGGACTGTGCAATCTCCGAAACTGTGGTTATCGCCTGCCGGATATCCGTATGCGCGTTTACATCGTTGACGTGTCCGGAAAGATAGTCATCCGCCTGGTCTGGTATCATGGAAACATGTAACTTTCCATTTGTGCATAAACGGGGTATCATCCCGGCGGATGCCTCCCCGCTGCTGGTATCAACGGCCTGACGCTCCGTCAGTCTCTTCCCCTCTGCATCCCAAACCAGATAGAAGCCCTCGGCGCTGGATCCGCCTGCGCGTGGCTGCACCCCGAGCCGTCCGCCTGTGAGGATCAAGGTGTCTGCGTCCTGGGCGATACCGACTAAAAGGGCGACCTCCCCAGGTGTGCTGGTGATCCGCTGGCCAGTCTGTGGCAACCAATAGGCGAGGCCCGGTGTAAGTCCCCAGCCGGAAATAGTGATCGGACCACTGCCCCGGATCTGGATGTCGTCCGCCGGGCTTCCTGTATTCAACGCAATCCCGATAAAGCTTGCGTGATCCGCTGCGGTGCAAGGCGTGGCGGATCCGGATCGCAGCATGACCGGACATCCGGCGTCCGTGATATCCACCTCTGCGGGTGCCACCAGGGGCCCGCCGGACGGTGCGGCTTCGGCTCCGTCTGAGTTGCACGAATTAATAATATCGCAATACCCCGAGGCGAGCGTGTTCATGCCGCCGTCTTTGAGTATGAGAAAAACCGACATACGGGCCTGGAGGGGTCGCGGCGAAAACAGGGATGCAAGCCCGGCGGTGTGCGTGTCCGCGCTGGCTGTCCCAAGCATGACCATCCAGGAGGCGACCTCGATGCCGTCTGCGCGGTGTACGCAAATATATCCCGCCTCAAGATCGTTCCCCTCGTTGTCGTCAACATTGATTGTCTCGATGCTGGACAGGGCCAGGGATCCCCGGACGCGCATTTTCTTTGTGCGCTGCTCGTATGTCAGTTGAAGTGCCATTATTCGCCTTCTTTCTTTCCGCCTTCCGGTGTGGCGTCCTTCTTCTCGCCTCCTGGTTGGCCTTCTTTCTTGTCGCCGCCCTCAAGGTTGAGTGTGGCAAACACGTTGTTGAAGAGGTCCTCAAGCTCCGCGACCGTCAGATCCGGAGGAAGTGCAGCCCCCGACGCTTCCAGCTTTTGGCGCGCCTGTTCAACCGTCAAACCGTTCCCGAGTTTATCTGGCTGCTTGGCTGGCTGCTTCTCTTCTGGTTTCTGGACAAGATCAAAATGGGCCTCAAGGGCCCCCCGGTCGTGAGCCGGGAGACCTTTGAGGCTTGCGATGACCACATCCTCGCCTTGCTTGCGGGCTATCCCGAGGATGAATGTCCTCTGGTGTCCGGGTTTTAGCGTGTATGTAGGCATGGTTCTCCTTATGTCAGCTTGTCGAGCGATGTCGTCAGGCCTGCAAGGATCTTGCCGTCACCCGTGAAGGTTCCGGTAGCCGTGTAATACAAGCGCGAGTAACGCTTGAGCCCGGCGGGCAGCGGCTGCGGTTCAACGATGAAGCTGTCAGCGTTGATCTGTGCCAGCGTGCGGCTCGGGTAGGTGACAAGGTCGACGAAGTTCGTGTCGTCGTCCGATGTCTGGAACTTTGTCACAATGCTCGTTCCGCCTGCCATGGTTCCGCCCTCGACCTTCGCGAAGACATTCAGCTTGCGCGAAATGTCGTCGCCTGCGCCTTTGTGGTCCAGGTGAAAATCCGAGGCCCCGGTCGCGACCGCCTGCGCCTCGCTGAACATGCTCAGTATCTCTAATTGCATTTTGTTTCCCTTTTCTCTAACGCCCTACACCCGGCAAAGGGTGTAGGGCTGGTTCATTTCTGCGTTAGAACGTCTACGGTTAGACGCTCGTCACTGCGCTTTCGTTGGCCTCCAGGCAGTCCAGTTTGCGGATCGGGATGCTGTCGAAGTGCAGCACGTTCTCCCCGGCGATATCCTTGAACGAGAAGTTTGTCGCCACTACCTGGCGGCGGGTCTTCACGACAAGCCATTCATAGACGGAATCAGGCATATACCATACCGCCCTTGTCCCGGACAGCTTACAGCGGGACTTCATCTTGAGCATGATTTCGCCCAGGTCGAGATCCAGTGTAGAAAGCTTGTTGCTCTCGATGTTGCAGATGCGTCCACAGGTGCGGAAGTCCTTGACTGTCAGGCCCACGCGCCAGCGGAAGAATTGCTCCTTTACCTTCAGGCGATTTCCGTTTGACAGCGTGATGGTTTCGTCCGTCACCGCGTCGCGCTGCAGGCCGCCCTTAGATCCGCGCGGGAAGTGCAGATACGCGCTCCGGCGTCCCCAGCCGATCAGGAAGATCGAACGGAGGGCCGTCGAGTCCGGCGAAGCCGACCGCGTCGCCTGCATGCAGTAATATTCTGCCGTCATCTTATCCGTGCCGCCGTACTTGCTGTAGATCGGAGCCAGTCCGTTGAACTTCTTTGCGTTCACCTTGACGTTGCCGTAGAAAATGCAGTCAGCGACTTCATTTCCCATGGTCTCGGCGTGCGCGAAGGCCTCATCCAACATCTCCTCTTTGCCGTTAGGAGACTCTTCGATGATGTTCTTGTCCACTTGGATCATGCTCTCAAGCGTGCCGATGGCGTTTGATACCTGCTTCTTGCTGCCCTTGCTCGGCTGGACACCCTCATAATAGGCGGTCCATGTCGCATCAGGCATTCCCGTCCGGATGGTGGTCTTGTCGTTCTCCACCCCGTTCGCCTCTTTGACCACTGCATCAGCGAGCAGCTCGGAATTTGCTTCCAAGACCAACTCGACGATATCGCTGTCAAAAGACCCGTCGTCCTTGAGACCATTTTTCAAGTCCCGCAGGGTCGGGTTCCGTGTCCCTTTTGTAGCCATGTTGTTCTCCTTGTTTACCCCGCGAGACTACGCGGGAAATAGTTTATTTCTTGCCGATTTCTTTGTCAGAGTAGAAGCGATCGGCAAAGTCTTTCTCTTTTGGTACCGGGCTGCTGCTGCCGCCTGCGGTCTCCGGCGTGGATGTGCGCCCGATCTTGGCAAGCGCCTCGATGATGTCCGGATCGCTGCCAAAGGCTGGGATCTTCGAGAGGCGGCCAAAGAGTTCGGCGCCAAACACTTTAATGCCGCCGCGACGGCCTTCGTTGGCAAACCGCTTGACGTCAGTTCCAAAACGCTTGTTGCACTCCTCAACCAGGCCCTTGACAAAGAGCTTGTCCGCTTCCACTGCTGCCTGAGCCTGCCCGGCGACATACTTCGCATAAGCTCCGACAAGCTCATTGGCCGCCGTGTCGCTGATCTTGTTCTTGACCAGGACCGGGGCGATTGCCTTGACGGCCTCTTCGTCCCAGGGCAGGGCGACGCCGTCTATCTCAATATCAACCTTGCCGATCTTGGCGACAAAAGCTTCAACCTCTTCGGGGGTCGCCTCGGCCTTTTGTTCTTCGGGCTTAACCTCTTCCTCTTCGGGTTCATCGAGAAGCGACGCGCCAGCCTTCTGATCCCCAGCCTTCGGGTCGTCGGCCTTCGGATCGCCAGCCTTCTGATCCCCAGCCTTTGGATCGTCGGCCTTTTGGTCGCCAGCCTTCGGATCCCCAGCCTTCGGATCGTCGGACTTCGGATCGCCAGCCTTTTGATCCCCAGCCTTTGGGTCCCCAGCGGCGCCTCCGCCTCCGCCGCTGCCATCGTCTGCCTCGTCTAAAAACATGTAATCACAGAGTAATTTTTTCATTCTTCGATGTTTCCTTTTGCTTCCGCGTTTTGTATTTGTTCGTTCCACTGTTGGAGACGTTCGTTATTTTCGCTCATCGCGAGTTCGACAAGCTTGCAAGCGACCTTGTTGCAGAGTGCCAGGACCTCGGCCGCGCCGTCGCGCCGCCCGGCTGCATAAAGGAGCCTGTTTCCGTCGCCGTCAAAGCTCCCGGTCTTACTCCATACGCCGCCCTTTGCAATAAGGTTCATGAGGAGCCTGCGGCCTGCGTGCGTGGCCAGGACGGAAGCGACATCCGCTTTCATCTGCGCGTTGCGCTCTTTTGCCTGGCGCTCCAGGACCGCGTCAACTATCTCTTTGCTCATAGCAGTCCGCCTCCTGTTTGCTGGGTGGCTCCAATGATTGTCTCAAGCGCGTTGCCGCCGGGCGTCGGTGTCTCGCTCAGCGTCTTTGCTGCCTGGGCATAGCCTGGTATCTGCTTGCCGATCTCTGCATTTGCGAGGGCCTGCTGCTCGGCGTTCTTCTGCGCGGTAATGACATCGCGCATCTTTTCGACGTCGCGATCGGACCGGATCACGGAGGAGGGCACCGCGTAAGCGTGAGCGGATTCGTCAAGGACCTGATCAAAGTCAATCTTCAAGGATGACGACGGCGAGATCTTCATAACGGCGGTGGCCAGGTTCATAAAGCGCATGATGCCGCCCATGCGGGCCTCTTCCTGTTGGCGCAAGTGCAGCGTTGAAACATATTCCGCGTGGAACTCGATGCCGCCCATGCTCTCCGGGGCCTTCGGTAGCAGTTGGTTGTCGCCCATGACACCCATCAAGGCGTTAATGAGCGGATCAAACAGGCCGTGATTGAGGTTGGTCAGGACGGGTCCCAGGAGGGAAATCTTTTCCCCACTCATTTCGTCAACCTGACGGGCCGTCATCTGGACGCCGGTATTATTGGCGGTATTTAGAACAGCGTTAAACAGATCCGCGTAGAACGCGCGCCGGAGGCGTTGCTCGATCTGCTGGATCTTAATCTCAACGGCTTGGACGTCCGGAGGGTTGTCAATCAGGTTGTGGAGTGAGCGGTCGCGTGACTGCGTGTCCGAGTAATACGTCACGCTGCCGGGATAGGTATTGATCGGGTGGCCTCGCATGGATTCGTGGGCGGCGAGCGGCGGATCCACGCGCTGAGCAATCGCGCGCAAGGCATCCTTTTCAAGTCGGTAAAGGCTGAGTACATCCGGCAATGCGATGCGCCCCGGGCCCGTCCCGTATACGCCATCGACGATGTCCCAACGCGGGCACAGGATCGGATTGTAACTGAAGACACGCATATCAATGATCCCAGCCGTGTCCTCCCCTCCGCAAAAACCAGAGTCGGTCATCCACCAGATCGAGGCGACGGGCATCGAGGCATCGATATCCGGGAAGCGGTCTGGATCGTTCGGACAGATCAGGTTAAAAAGAGAGTAGCGGGTCTCGTCGCTGCCGTTCTCACAGGCTTTTATCGCGCTGTCCGGTGCGCGCTTTTCGCCAAACTCCTCAAGGATCTCCCGGGCGGTCATCGAGATCTGGCGCAATAGGACATCAACCAGGCCGCTGCGCGAGGAGGCGATCCAATATGATCCCGTGTCCGCGACACGGATATCCAGGATGTCGGTCGGGTGGGTTCCAAACACAACGCCCGCAGCTGTGCCAAAGAGGCCGACCTGGTGGAACATCCTGCCAATGGCCCCGTAGGCGTTGGACTGGTCAAGTAATGCCGCCGCACGATAAAGCGTTTCGTCCAGCCAGCGTCCCCATGCCTGGTTTTCGTTGGCGGCGTCTTCGCGGGACCGGAGGCGCAAGCGAAACCATTGGCGGCTTTCGTTGGCTGTCCCGCTCTTCATGGCTGCTGCCATCCGCCGGAGTTCGGTCCTTGGTGTGGATGTCAACAGCTTGGCGTCCCGGGCTGCTGCTGCTCTTGCCTCGGTGTCGGAGTCGTCACTAAACAGGGCCCTCCCGAGATCCGGCTCAAAGTTCTCTGCCAGCTTGCGCCAGAAAGCTTCGTGAGGCTGGCGCTCGTGCTTCAAAGAGGAGACTCTGCGGTCGAGCCACTTCCGGAGATCCTGCAGGTCTGTTTTTTCAAAAAGCTTCATAGTGGATTATCCGCCTATAGTGTCGCCTGTTGTGGTTGTGCCGCTCCGTGTGTAGGTGGACGCGAGCCCTCGGCGCATCTGCTGATCGCGCGCCGTCTCGTCGCTGGCTTCCGTAGACTTCTGCGCCGCGTTCTTCATTGGCTCGGCTGGTGCCTGGGCTTTCGGGATCTTCGTATTTGCTGAGCACATAAAAAAGGCCTCCTGTCGTTGGTGGTATCCGTTTGACTGGGGGCCTTTTAACAAAGGGCTGTCGAGAAAACAACAGCCCTTTTTCAAGTTTTGTAAAAAGTGGTAGACAGTCTACCGTATTGGGACCGGGGTTAAAGGATTGACGCGCGGGCGCTGGATACAGAGGATCTGCTCCCGCGTCACCATCTTGCACGGGATGGTACATCCTTTGCATTTCCACTGGCAAAGGCGGCTGCCGTCATGTTGAGGCCGTGTCCGGATCTTGATAAACTTCTTTCCGCAAATACTGCATTTCATGTCTGCATCCTTATGGTGTTTTTAAAAGTGAGCGTAGCTTGGCCAACTTCGTCGAGACATCGATGTCGACCGCGTGGACAGTGGCCGGATCGGTTTCTTTTTCCATGCGCTTTATGGCGGCGATTAGATCGTCGTTGGCGCGTTCGTATTCTGTCTTTGTATTCTTCATTTCTAATCCTCGTGGGGGTTCCATGTGGAACAAGTTTTTGCGTTTTGCCCTGACGCTCTGTCAGGGGTCTCAATCTTTGGGAACTGCATGTCTGCACACGCCGGATGTTTGATGTTTGCTAGGTCATCCAGCATGTCGTCGTGTGAGACGTGCGGATAACAATCAAATTCAAAGTCGATAAAATCGCGCACTAAATCGCGGGTCTCGTTAGTAACTCCGGTATACAACAGGCGGCGGGGAAACCAGATCCGTCCGGATCCAAAGAGCGGAATCAGCCAGGCGATGCGGTCATGCTTCGCGACCTTCTGCGGGATGTCTATGATAACAAAGCGGTAATTGTCCCTGTCTTGAATGTCCCGGACATGCGCTGTGTCGCTCATTGCGCCGACCTGCTCCCAATAGACAAAGATGGGCCGCCACTTCCGGTGCAAGGCCAAGAGCGCGTTTGTCCGTTCAACCAGGTTCATCCGGTCCCGGACAACGTCAAGAATGTAATAGTTTTCATCTTGCCCCAGGCCGATCACCCACATGGTCGTGTAGTCGTTGTTCTTCCGTTTGGCGTTCGCGCTGTCAATGAGGATATACACATTCAACTTGCTACGGTCCGGCTGCCTGTCGTAGAACTGGATTCCATCCGCCTTGAACATCCGGACGCCTTCGCCCACTGGTTGCTGCAGCATTTGAGCGGCAAAAGTGCGGACGCCCATGTCGATACGTTTTTTCTCCAGGGTTTCCCGCGACAAGAGCAAGGGATTGCCGTTCTCGTCCACGCATATCCTGCGGCGTTCCTTGACGGATCCGCGTTTCATAATCACGTCGTAGGTATCGAACGGGTGATAACGCGTGCCGACCATCCAGACGCGGGATCCGTCGCCAATCCCGAGGTTGTCGGAAAGCTCCCAGGCTGCTGTGGTCTTCTGAATCTGCTCGGCTGTCGAAACAGACTCCGGTGTCACAACGTCATCATACACGCGCAAAGCAAAGTGGAATCCTGTTGGCTGGGCGTCCACAAGCCCGCCGCCGGAAAGCGTGGCCTCTTTGACTGTGGTTGTACGCTTAACCCAAAGCCCTGATTTGACACTCCAGCGCTCTGTCGGTGGCTTCGGCCATAGGATGTCCGGAAAGAGATTGATCAAGGCTGGCATCTCAAGCGCTTGCATGACCTGCTGGACAAAGGCGCGCGCCGTGGCCCCGTTGTAGGACAAGATACAAATTGTGATGTTCGGGTCCTTGAGGATCTCTTGGATCGTCCCGGCAAAGGTGATAATCGTGGATTTGTAGTGACCGCGTGACCAAAGATCGAGCCAACCCTCGGAGGATGCTTCCACCTCTCGGCAACGGTTGTAGCACCATTCGTTTACCATGTCGCCGCGTCCGATCACCGCGACCAGGAGGAAGTAACGGTCATTGCGGCACATCCAGCGCATGGTTTCGTCGTCGCCAAGCTTGGTTATCTGGTCATAGAACGCGAGCGCGGCGGGCAGTGGAAGTCCGTGGATAGCCTCTTTGTGCAAGGGCAGCGCGGCGGGTTCGTCTGTCGGATTGATATTCATGTTTTTAATCAAGCGGGTTCAATTTCAAAATCATTAACCCATTGCTGAAAGCGGTCGCCGTGGATCCAGTAAATCACCTCATACTGGAGGTTTTGTTTCTGGCCTGAGCATAAGAGCGCGTTTACTGTGCCTTTGGCCTGAATGTCTTTGATAATAACCTTGCGTCCGATCGCATATTTAAAATCAATGCTGTTCATTTCGCCTTAGTCCTTTCTTCCAATCGTCACATTGACCAATGCCAGGGCTGCCGCCACATTGGATCCAATCGTCTCCCGGGCGTCGCCCTGTTTATTGACCGTGATCTCGACGGGGGCTTGCTCGGCCCCGAGCCCGAGCCCCTTTTCGAGATCCCGGGCCGCCTGGAGGGCAAGCTCCTTGTGACAGGTGTGTCGAGTCTTGTCGATGATCTCCAAGCGCAAGCTCGTGATCTTCGCCCGGACGGCTGCTGAATCCATGAGGATGCTTTGAGAGAGTTGGCTCCGCATCCAGGTGCATCGCGCCGCAATCTCCGGCTTAGCGGCGAGCCGTGCAGCGTTTGCGCGCGCCGCGTCTCGCGTGGTGTCTGGAAAAGCGGCGAGATAGGCATCCGTTGCTGTCACCGGATCGCCGCCGGAGTATCCGGTCGCTGCCCCGCAAAATGTTTCCCATGTGTGTTTGAGCGGCTGGTCTCCGGCCACTGCCTCTGTGTTTGGCTTAAGTATGCTGTCCATGCGTTGCCTCCGTTATGTCCGCAAGCGGAAAACAACTTTCCGCCCGGCGTGGTAGTCCTCGATCTGCGCGTCGATAGTCTCGAATCTTTCGTCGTCACCTTCTGGAACTGCTAAAAGCAATTCGTTGTGGTCCTCTAAAAGCTGTGATTTAAACAGCTCCTTAACGTCTCCAACTGTCATGCTGACCTGCTTTCTGCGCGTGTGCGCTTGGTGCTATCAAATGCTATCCTTTTTTCCTGCTGCGTCTTCCATATCTCGGTGGCATCCGGTTTTCGTTCTGTTTTCGCCTGGAGGGGTGGCTGGTCCAGATCGTCTGGAAAGTCTGTCAGCTGCCGGAGGGCATCCCGGATCTCAAGCCTCCTGAACTTCACTTTTTCCAACAGATCTTTGCCGGGGCTGCCCCGCGTTAGCTCCGGATTCAATTTATCCCCCTTGGGTTTAAACACAACTCCCGCCTCGGCGCACTCGTCAATCAGGTCCCAAACACTCATAAGGCCTCCCAATCGTGTAAATCCCCTTCTTCTTGGTTCAAATCCTCATGTGGGGGGTTGTGGGGGATGTGGGGGTTAAATTGTAAAAGGTCATGTGTATTAGTATATTGTGGAGACTTTAGAGAAATACCCCCAACATCCCCAACACCCCCAACATTAGCACTTTCGACACAAGGGGGGGAATCAAGGGGGGACCTATAAGGCTGAAGCTTATAAACTGCTCTGCCTGAATGATTTAACTTTTCAAATTTGAAAAGGCTTTTAAGAGCGACAGAGAGACGCGCAAGGGCTTTCCCGATCTTAGCAATCGTCCAGAGATCAGACGAGAACCCCTCACATTTTTCCGCCAAAAGCTTAGAAAGGTCATCCGCTGAGCCTACGAACTCTTTTTTCTGGTCCTTCATTGCCACGAGAATGAACTTACCAAATGCGTCATTCAACACGGAAAAGAGCGCCTTAAAGCCCTCGTTCTCCCGGATCGCGCGCTCGGCCTCCTGTGCCTTTCCGGCTGCCTTGCCAAACTTATACGCCCATGCGGCCCAGTCTGGGTGACGCCTGTTCATCCCTTTAGGGGTTGCCTCTGTGTCGGCCAGCGCGCGCCGCATGGTGTAACACAGCCAGGCTAAAGCGGCAAAGCGATTATCCTCTATTTCCTGCGTTAGCACGCTCTCGGCCGTGTCGCGGTCCACACGTTCAAGATTAACCGTTATGAGTCGATCAGAGAGCCCGGCGTCCGATGCAAAGGACGGGTTTGATGAAGTGATCACGGCCCAGCATTTCGCCTCCTGTGTCACCGTGTCGGTGTCCGTGTGAAGCTTTCTCTTTTCAAATGTCCCGCCCGTGGAGATCACGGAGAGGGCGTCCGGGAGCCAAGGTATATGATGATCCGCGTTATCAAGGCAGAAGAGACCGCCCTTGTCCACGCTGGTCCAGAAGTCTTTAACGTTTCCGATGGCGTCAATAGCCGTTACGCGCGACATAACACCGAGCACTTGAAACATTGCGGCCGCAACGCGCGTCTTGCCGCTGCCAACATCGCCGGAGAGGACCAGGAGCGGTTTCCATCCGGCCACACCAAACATGCTGCTGAACCAGAGCCGGACCAGCATGGTTCCACGGCCGTCAACTGTACTAATTCCACTGAATACTCCGCACGTCTCGAACGGGTCGCGCGCCTCCTCCTCCGGGAGAAGTTCCCAGGGCCCCAAAACATAGCCCTGCTCAAAGACAATTCCGTCCGTCCCGTTGTCCACGATCTTTACATCCTCGGCTGATATCCGCGCCATACTGCCTTCGCCGCAAGAAAGGTAAATGACGTTCTTTTCACGGTGCCAGAAACGCTTCGGCCTTATACCTTGGGTTTCGTCGCCGACAAGGGCCTCGTCCTCGACGGCTGATATAAACATCTTATAGTCCTTGAACTCTCGCGAGAACGCGGTCACGCGTGAAAGCCAGGATCTGAAGTAATCCTGCCGGACGCGGTGCAGCCGCTTATCAACCGAGTCAAACCACATGGCCGTGCCGTGGCCCTTGTCATCCAGGTCGTAGAAGAAGCGGCCCCGGCGTCCAAGCCACTCACACACGACGCGGCACATGGCCCTCTTTTTCTGGATCCCGGATTCGCTCTTCTCCATCATCGCCTCAATTAAACGCTTCCGGATAAAAGCGACTGAGGCCTCGTCCTCTTCTTCCTCCCCCTCACCCCCCACATTTTTTTCTGTTTTGGTGTGGGGGGTGGCAGGGGGGGAGGCGGTGTTTTTTTTCCGGTTAGAAGGAGTCGGCATGCCTCCGGCGGCATCTTTTATTTGCGCGCCTGAGGTCTGGGGTTGTAGTCCGCCCTGTGCCGCGCCCGATTGCGTTGGGTGGGCGTGTGGAGAGGCTGAGGGCTCTTTTCGCGACGGTCGGCGGTAGGTGTCTGCTGGCCATGCGTCTGCCGCCTGGATGATCGCCTCCAGCTTGCGCCTCGCCTCGCCGCTGGTGATCTCCTCCGGCTTGACTGCGACGCTCGCCCATTCGCTGAGGTCTTTGACGTGGAAGCCCTCCGCCTCCGGCAGCGTGAGCACTTTCCATGGGATACCCTTAGCCTCTAGGCTGTCCGCGATGTCGGTCGCGTGGCGCTGGCCCTGCAACCACTCCTTAGCCTCCGGGTTCTCCTTCTTGGCCTCCTGTTCGTCCGGATCGTTGTCCGCGATGATAACCACGAGGCCGCAGCCCTGGAGCAGATCGGCGAAGGCCGGATCCCATTTCCCGGCCCCGTCTGCGTTGCACGTCGCAAGGAAGCCCATGGCGCGCGCCGTGTTGACGTCCTTTTCACCCTCTACAATGAGAAGGGTTTGCTTTTCCGCCGCAGCCTTGGCCACATCCGGAAGCCTGTAGGGCACCTCCTTAACCCCATGGCTGGCTCGGCCAAACTGCCAGAGCCCGCCCTCGGTGGGCACACACTGGATAAAGGTCTTGCTGAGGGCCTCGACATCCCGGAAGCGTAATTTGCGGAAGAGGATCGCGCCCTCCTGATCCGTGTAATCATACCACTCGATGAACTCATGATCGCGCTTGCCTAGCTTCCAGATCACTCCGGGCTTCATTCCAGCCAGGCTGAAAGGCGGTTTATCCTTCTTCGCACGTGGCCGGGCGGGCTGGCCGTCTGTCTTTTTTCCGTCTCCCATAAGGTCGGCCAGCCGGATCCCGAGCGCGTCGGTCACGCTCTCGGTCGTGCATCCAGCAAAACACTTCAGCAGGACACGGCCCTCGTCGCCTTCGGTTATTGAAAGCGACGGGTTTTTATCGTTGTGAGCAGGGCAGCAAGCCAGCCAGCTTTGCTGGCCGTGCTGCCGCACCTTCTGCAACTTCCCGAGGATCTCATATACGTTTGCCATTTTTTAGAAACTCCCGCGCTTTCTTCTCGATGTCTTTTTCTGTGAGCATGAATGTGGTGGCCAGCTGGTCGGCCTCCAGCTTGTACTCCTGCGGGTCTGTTTCGTTGGTTAAAAATGCAGTTCTCTCCAAGTGAATGAAAAAGCCCCGACGCACCTCGGCGGAAACCTTCTTGGCAAGGTCCTGGTCGTTCATGTTGAGCACGTCAAGGAATCGTTTTCCGCGCGGTTTTTTTCCTTCATCGATGTCCAATATGTAAAGGAAAACCAGTTCGAGCGCGCGCCGGATACTGATCACGTCTTCGCCTTTCTTTTCGGCAAGCTCGTGGATCGCCTCGATGCGGGCCAGCTCCTCGCGCTTGCCGGGGATCTCCTTCGCTGTCTTGGAGTCGGCCTTTTTCTTAGCCTTGTCCTTTTGGCGCGCCTCAAAGTTGGGGTCAGCCCAAAAGATGGCCCCGGCGTTGGGTCCGCTGGATATCACGATAGGCGTGGCGTTGTTACCCTTCATCTCGTTGGTGCATCCCGGGGGCAGCCTGTCGGTCGTCGAAACGAGAATGGGCTTGAGCCGCTTGGCCTTTAATCGCTCCTGGGTGGCGTCAATCAGCTTGCGCGTGAACGCCTCCCGGCACGCCGGATCCCCGCACAGCATGCAGCCGTTGAGCTGCCAGTGAGCGCCTTCGATCTCATTGCCCTTGGTGGCGTCTATAATCTTGGTGCATTTCCCGCACCATTCCGGATGCTCCTTTGCCCAGGGCATCAGTCGCGCGTCGCGCGCCCCGGCCTCCCAAAGGTTCTCGCCGATCTGCCTGACCTCCAGGCGCTCGGTTGCCGGCGTCTTTAAGAGGATGGTCTGCAGTGCTGCGGGTATCCGTGAAAGGGCCTCGCAAAACTCCTGGCCGCCCTTCTTGTTGCGGATGATCGCACGCCAGCCCGGGATGATCGCTGCCAGCTTGCGGCGGCGGAAGACCCAGCGCTCGGAAACACCCAGCATCTTCGCGATCTCCGGCGCGGTCTTCTTCAGTGTGTCAGTCAACTCGGCGACACCCTCGGCCTCGTCGAGCGGTGTGAGGTCCTTCCGCTGGAGATTTTCAACGACGTTGGCGAGCCGTGCGTCCTGGTCGCTGGCCTCCCGGACGACGCAAGGGACCTTTTTAAGCCCTGCCATCGCCGCAGCCATAATCCGGCGGTGCCCGGCGATCAGTTCAAAGTCGCACCCTGACGCAGCGTCACCCTTTGTCGTCCGCACGATTAGTGGCTGGATGATCCCGCAGGACCGGATGGAATCGGCGAGCCCTTCGAGATCCTCTTTGGATTCCTTGGTTCTCTTCTGAAAAGGGCAATCCCAAATGTTCTCGATGTCGATCTCCTGGATGACACCTGTTTCAGCCTTCGTCGGATACTGGATAACTTTTGCTTTCATGTTTTACAATCCTCGCTGATTGGATGGTGAATGTTTTCCTTCTCGCTCCGCCTGCCGTCCGGGCGTGGCGGTAGCCGTCCACGCCTCCGCGCTCCGCAGCGGTGCGGATAAAGCGGCGGTATTCGTCTGGCTCCACTCTCCAGGAGTGCGCACTGAAGCGGATCCCGCGTAGCGTCCCGACGTGGATCAGCTTGATGACATAGCGCCGCGACTTCTTAAGGGCCTTGGATACTTCGTCCACCGTGAGCAGCGGCTCGATGCCCTGGACGGCCCCTTCTTGTGTGACAATATTCATGCTTCGTGTTCCTTCTTTGTTTGTTCAATAGGTTTCAGGCCACGGCTTTGCGCCCAAGAATCGAGCGTCGCCTGCATGTCGCCTTTTTCCTTCCGGCACCCGAGGCGGTCTAGCCACATCGGACGCAGACCGCGCGAACGGCCAACGGCCCACCAATATCGGTCGGCCCCTATGCGTTCAACGCGGAAGACTCGCCCAAAATTTGAATAGGTGTTGGCCATGCGCGCCTCCTGTTTATTCTCGTGGATTGCTCTCGCATCCCGGTACGATGCCTTCGAGTTGGTCGGCCTCGGCTTGCAGCTCGGCTGCCTTGTCCATGAGCGTCTTGGCGCGGTTACGCAAAAACGCGGCATCCGGATTTTTAACAAGGTTCTCGAGTGCTTCGTCGATGGTGTGCCCGGTTGCCGGGGACGACGGACAGCCTTCGAGCGTAACTGTGAAACGCTCTTCGCTTGCCGAGATCTGGAGCAGTACGCGCGGCGAAACAGGGCACTCGGCGTTTGCCTTGTCAAAACGCACAATGACGCTGCGGATGGCGTCTACGGATGCTTTAATGATTTGGGTGTCCTGTGTTGTCGCCTTTATTACTGTTAGTTTCTTCATGTTTTCTTCTCTCCTTTTGGGTTTAGGGTTGACGCGCATACCTGATTGTAATAGGCTTAACGCGCCTGATTTGGTTTCGATGGGAACTACTATACTACCAACGGTAGCATAGTTCAATACTAAAAGGAGCAAAAAGTATGAAAAAGACATTAGGCGAAAAACTAAGGGACCTGCGAAACGGTAGCTCACAAGCAGAGATTGCTAATAAAATCGGGGTTTCTGGTCAGTCTTGGGGTTTCTATGAGAGAGACCAAAAGGAGCCGACAATTGAAACCATTGGTAGTATTTGCCGACTTTTTGGAGTCTCTGCTGATTGGCTGCTGGGGATTTCAGAAGAGGTGATTTCTGCTGTGAAGTCAATTCAGCAACCCAAAGATGAATCTTATTGGCGCAACCTAGTCTCAAGTCAGCAAGACACGATTGCAAAACTGACATCGCTGCTTGCGGAGGGGCGAGCAAAGGTTGTCGCACCTGCCAAAACTGGTGGCTGCGCTGCCATGAGGACTGCGTAATGATAAAGGAGGAGTTTGCACGTGAAGATGCCTAGTTTCTCGAATGTCGTGCTGTTTTTTGGAACTCTGCATATGTGGAAGATTAAACAGTCTGGCGCCTCCCGGAAAATCGTCGTGAGTCACGTGAAAGTTGTTTTTAGGAGAAAAAAAGGTTGCTAATCGAGTGGATAAAATGGGTCTTCTGTCAGCCAAATTTAGCTATGGCTATATGGCTTGATGGTTTTTTTCTGGTGGCAGCTATTATGTGCGGGCTTGATGGGGGTGCTTCTTATGCGATAGCCCCTCTCTTGGTAGCAGTTCTGGCAACTATGTTCTTTATTTATATACATAATACCACGATCAATAAAGCTCCGAACCTACGGGTTAAAGAAGTTTTGTCCGTAACTGCACAGGAAGAGGAGGGGCGCTATTTAATCTGTGGTGTTGTTAGGCTGGCCGACACTCAGCCCGATGTTGTTTATGAGTTTAAAATAAGAGGCGTTAAACGTGGTAGTTTCTACAACTATAATGACCTTTCCTCTATAATCGGACAAATAAAAACCAATATCGTTAGTGGGGGAAGTATCAAAGAGTCATGGGATGAGTTCTGCATCCCGAGGGAATATCAAACGCCTTTCGGAAAAGTATTTTTAAAGGAGATTAAAAAATGCCAATAGACGCCTTGCCGCAGAGTATCAGGGATAACTACGAGATACATGAATGGAGGCACGCCACGGCCATCTTCGAGCGTGACTTTCCCGCTGAGTGGGCCGATGTGTGCGATGTGTTGGCGCGATTTAGGTTGTGCGAAACCTACATAACGATACCCGGGGGAAGGAAGTCGGCTGTTTCGAGTTGGATAGACAGCGAGCTATACGCAAAAGGCTGGAGAGAAAAAGAGTTTGATACGTCGGTTACTGTCGACGGTGTTTCGACTGAAAGCCCCACACATGCCGTTGACTGTTTTAAAAATCGGGTGGCCCTGGAGATTGAATGGAACAATAAAGACCCCTTTTATGATAGAGACTTAAACAATTTTAGATTGCTATTTGACTTGCGCGTTATCTCTGTGGGGGTTATTGTAACTCGGTGTGACGCGCTCCAGGACATATTTGACCTTCTCGGGAGGGGCAAGAGCTATGGTTCTTCGACCACGCACATGAGAAAGCTGTTGCCAAAGATTGAGGGCGGCGGCGGCGGCGGCTGCCCCGTTTTGGTTTTTGGAATAAAGGAGACGCTCTATGACAAAGGTTGTTAATTTTACCCAGTCGAATCCATCCGATGACCTAGTTGAAAAGGCACAAGGTCACTACACGACTATTTTGGCTGACCCGCCGTGGCAGTTTCAGAACCGGACGGGGAAGATGGCTCCTGAACACCGGAGGCTGTTGAGGTACCCAACGATGGAACTTCAAGAAATAATGGATCTTCCCGTGTCGAAGCTGGCTGCGGCGAAGTCACATTGTTACTTGTGGGTGCCAAACGCACTTCTACAGGAGGGGTTGCAGGTCATGAGAGCTTGGGGATTCACTTATAAATGCAATCTGGTGTGGTACAAAGTCCGTAAGGACGGAGGACCGGATGGGAGGGGTGTAGGCTTTTACTTTAGGAATGTGACCGAGTTGATACTGTTCGGAACGAGAGGAAGCATGCGCACGTTGAAGCCTGGACGGACGCAGGTCAACATCCTGTCGACCCGCAAGCGCGAGCACTCCCGCAAACCGGACGAAATCTACGATCTTGTTGAAAGTTGCTCGCCTGGGCCGTATCTTGAGCTTTTTGCCCGCTTTAAAAGGAACGGGTGGGCGCAGTGGGGCAACGAGGATGTAGAGAATAACTCTTTACGTGGCGTAGCTTTACGAGAAGGGCACGCCAAAGAAAAAACGAAGCGGTTGAATACGACCGCGTAACACAAAAAAGGAGCGCATTATGACAGATTACAAGGTAGGTGACATCGTCCAGCTCAAATCAGGTGGCCCGAAGATGACAATCAACGGAAACAAGGATTCGAATGGGCGTTTTTACTGCTCGTGGTTTGCTGGGAGTAAGCTGGAGGCTGGGGTGTTTGGCGCAGGTATGCTTAATGCGGTAAACAACCAAGAAGAGAGCAAAGAAAAAAAATGAGTGATATCTCCGCATCTGATGTCGCATCGTTTATGCTTGAACGACTTGTGGAAGACAACTGCCTCTACCAGTATGTCGTTGTCTGCGAGATTCAGGATCGGTTTGGTAATGAATTTGTTTATACCAATGATAACGGAAATCTTGCTATTGACAAAAAGGTTCTTGTTGCTTTCCGCAAGCTAACGGAAGAGACCGTCGTCTGGAGTAGACGCGAGCGTTGTTGGACGTTCAAAGGGGATTACGACGTTTCCGCATCAAGGGTGGCGGACTGAGATTGTGTGCAACCGACAAATGTCCGAGAAATAAAATGGCTGCGACGTAATTTCGCAACTACGTCGCAGCCTGGTCGGTTTAAATGTAGGAGCCAAGGTATCAGAATGGTTTTGGAAGCGCAAGCGGTTTTGTAACGGCAGGCAAAACGAGAAGAGATCGAACTGCAAGAATATGCCTTGTTTTGAAGAGGAGTCGCCGACTACTAGTGATAAACACCCCCAGGAGGATTTATATGGCAAAAGATCAGGAAAACCGTAGAATAAATGCGCGTGTAATTGCGTGTTGCATTATTGGCGTTTCGGGAATTATGCTTTTCACGTTCCTTCTCGTTCAAAAAATTATTTCTCAAACTAACTACTCCATACTATTTGCATTGCTTGCAATAGTGTTGTTTGCTCTATTGGGTTTTGATCGTATATCCGAGCTTGGACTCGGGAAATTCAAATTGATTCTGCGAGATATGAAAGATGTACGCGATGAAACATTTGCCAAGATTCAGGAGATGAAGAGCTTGGCCGAGAATATGGCCGTTATTGTATCGTCTCTTGCTACTGATCAACTCCAGCTGACTTATGCCGGCAATTATCTTCTTATTTCAGCGCGCGAGAAAAACCGGGCGAGATTGCGTGACAGGGTGTTGACTATTTTAAATGAAGTAGAGAGCGACAAGGGCCTCCAAGAAACAATTAGATCTGATTTCAACAAGCAGATATACAGAAAAATGAAGACCGTGATGTATCATGGAATATTAGACAAGGCTCGAACAATTGTAAAGGAACGCTTGGATTCCCAAAAGAAGGTGTTCGCGGGACAAAGGCTTGCGTCTCCTAAAGAGTCTGCT